GATATACGTATATAAGATAAATATCGTAAATTACCAGAATAGTAATTCGTATTTTAGTAACTTAAAAAAGTAGGATTATATTACACAATGAGTAATATGATAAGTATATCACCAACGTTACAGAGCAAACTATACATGGAACAATTAAAAAAGGAGGGAAAAACTGTATATAATTTCGGACTTGGACAAAATTCCGTCAAACAACCTGAATTATATATTGAGTTGATGAAGAAATATGCTCATAAAAAGGAATATACATCAAGTCAAGGTATTCCCGAATTAAACAAAACATTGAAGTCGATGTATAATAGCAATAAAATGTCTTATGAAATGTTGATTGGAAATGGATTGAAAGAATTATTGTTTGTAGTTCAATGTGCGTTTAAAGGCAAAATCATACATGTAACTCCTTCGTGGGTAAGTTATAAAGAACATATAGATATATTAGAACGCAGTGATGATTTGATCGAAATAAAAACGTCAATAGACAACAAATTTCGTGTAGATCTGGATGTCTTGGACAATGTGCTCCAAGAAATTGGAGAGGAACCTAAAATGATTTTGTTGAACTACCCAAATAATCCTACTGGAACATGTTATACGAATAATGAATTAGAATCCATGGCAAAAATATTGAAAAAACATAATTGTATTGTATTTGGTGACGAGATTTATTTGAATTTATCGTACAATCCCAATCAGAGGTCCCTTGCATATTATATTCCGGAATTAGTGATTCGAGGATCATCAGTATCAAAGGATTTGGCATGTGGTGGTTATAGAGTCGGGTGGTGCGCGTTTCCTGAAACATTAAAACCATTATTCGCAAAAAGTTGTCAATATGGGTCTAGTATTTATTCCTGTGCTCCTGTACCGATTCAATATGCGACACAGGAGTTATTAGAAAATACGGAAATATGTAAAACATATGTTGAACGAACAAAAACCCTCTATTCTCATATTATAAAAGAGGTTATGCCTTTCTTGGACAATACTAAATTAAACCATCCGGGAATAGAATCATCTTGGTATGTGTATCTAGACTTCAAATCCTATAAAGAGGGTTTAAATAAGATAGGAGTCCAAGACAGTATCCAATTATCCCACCATTTGATGGTAAATTACCACATTGTAACAGTTGCGGGTCAACATTTTGGAGACGATAGTTTATCATTACGTTTTTCGTTGGTCGATTTCGAATTTGATTTGGAAAAAGAAGATATAAAGGACGTAAATACAGACAATATGAAAGAAGGGTTTCAACATTTGGTTCGTTTCTTGGACTCTTTGGACTAATTTACAAAATATTTGGAATAATTTGTAAATATTAATCATATTCTACCCATTTTTTCGGAAAAAATACATCACTTAAAACAAAATAACTATAAAAACAAATAGCACCTTTGTATGATACTGTAGTAATTATAAAATACAAAAAGAATAACAAGTTATAATAAAATGAATATGCTCTTCCTGAACCCATATTCAATTGTGTATAAGGGACAAAACGTGAAACAGTAAACGCTATAATTAAAAATAGTGACAAAAAGGTATATGACAAATTGTTAATACCCGAAATAGATGAAAGTGATAAATTCAATACAAATATAAGAGCCCAAATACCAAATAAATGAACATAATTATTTCCACCTTCGATGAATGTACATAGATTTTTACTATTATCAACACTTTTACCAATTTGTTCACTTGTAGTAAACGCAATAGATAAAACGGTTCTTTCCGAATCAGGGTCATCATTACGCGGTACTTGATGAACAGTTGTTCCGCCTCTAAACAGTGCTCCGTCACCTTCATCAAAATGTATCGAATGTTCCTCGCCATCTTCATTTTTACATTGTAATGGACTAATATTGCCTTTTTTCTTAATACATACAATGATATTATATATTTCGGGTATATTTTGTGGATCAACATGCCATGCGTGCTGCGATTTATTTCCATAATACCGGTATATTGTTGCGTGGTTTGATTTCATAATGTATAATTTCTCTCCTAATTTCTCCTCGTATTTTTTACGAAGTTTTTCAGTGATATTATCAATAATGTCCTTCTCATTCTCACTATAATTATCGCAACACTGATGAGTAGTTGTATTTGTACGACTAAATATTTGAAAATCTTTCGTTGTTGGAATTTTAATGGATTGTAATTGTTGAATATCATTCAAATCAATCATTTTTTCATATTTCACGCAATATGGATTTAATTTTTTATCATAATTTAAAGGATCGAGGCGTCTAAACATATTAATTATTCTACGAAATATATTCTGACCATATAAGTTAAGAATATTAAAGTAATCAATTATAACAAAGAGGACAAAGTATATGAAAATACTAATAAATTCGCGACCTTTTAAAAACTTATCTCTTTTCTTTTGAAAATATGAAAAGTATTTCATTATCATATTTACAAATATATATTATATATATACAATATTGCTTTCATACTAGTGATTATTTTTTATAATTAGCGATAAAAATGAATACTGCTATAAATATTATATTAACTTACTTGAGTCTTCAATCGAACTATCGTCGTTGAATTCATTATCATTCATATAAGAATATTTATCTAATACATCGTATATGCGGGTTATATTTTCTAATAGTTCATTTTCATCGTTAGTTGATCCAATATAATTATTCCAAAACCATGTATCAAATTTTTGTAAAATCGAAATCATCATAAATGCCATATCATCATAATTTGTACAATCATCTTCATAATAATATAATTTTCTTCTACCTGGACTTTTAATATAATCAACATAAAACCAATCGAATAGATTAAAATTTGTTCCTGATATTTCACAATAGATTTCGTTTCCTAATCGTCTTGGTGTTATAGAAATGTCATTGTTAATATTCGGATAAAACATATCAAAGTGAATTTCAATGTCTTGGAATATTTCAAACAGGTGATTACACATATCCGGACCTCTTACCAATACGTGACCAAGCATATCTTCAACATCTTCCCATAAGATGTTATTATAATGTGTTTGATATTTGGTTTTTTCATAGGAATATACGACATCTACTAATTCATACGGGAGAATATTATAGATAAATTGGTCAAATTCTTCATTCTTTTTCAACATTTTATTATTTTTCGTTTATTGAAAAATAATAAACAGAAGAATCAATTTTCTGATAATATAATGTGTTTGTCTATATTCATAATATTCTTCTATCAGGGGCATTATATAATCATATGAGAACAAACATATTAATTACACTTTTAGAAGATAAACGACCATATAACCCATAAATTCGTTAAATATTGTTCTTAATTAGAATTTTTTTCTCATTATAATTTAATGAAAAGTAATAAAAAGGGTAAACACAGCAAGAAGATCAGAAATAAGAACACTACTCGAAAAAATAAAAAGAGAAACCATAGTAAGAAGACAAGAAACAAGAATAATACTCGAAAAAATGAAAAAAAAGGGGGGATGTTTCCAGGTCGAGCAAGTCGAGTAGTAGGTCGAGTAGGTCGAGCAACAGCACAAGCGCTATACAAACCAAATAATCAAACTAAACAATTCGTAGGCAAATTACCGAATCCGGTTACACAATATGGTACGAATAATATTAAGGGTCCGAATTTGTCTCCTGTCCACCCTCTTTTAAAGTTCAATAATAGTCTCCGGATGTCAAATGCGAAGGAAGCATATTTAAGAGAGATTGTACCGCATTCTATTATTGTCAAATTTGGTAAAGATAGTCGTATAACCAAATTAATTCGATTTGCAATGGAACATAGTAATTTTTTATCTGGGTCTAGGGATCAGCAAACCAAATTAAAAAGACAAGTTGAAAAATTTTTTAATGGTTTAAACGAAGAAGAAAAATATAAGGATGATGATGGTGAAAAAAACAAATTGGCAATTAATAGTGTTATGAATTTGGATTTACCAGTAGAAAAACCTAGTTTTTTTAGTAAATTACGTATTCTTGAATTTCTAAATAACGAATCTATAGGTGGGTTACGTAAAATATTTGCAGGTGACACTAGTTCAGATGTAATTATGGAAACACTGAAACCTGTATTAGATAAAGTGATGAGTGGTTTACATATAACTGATTGTAATAGTATTTTAGAGATTATTAAAAATAACGTTTTGGGATTTTCATCCCAACAATCAACTCATTTATCCCATGAAGATACAAAAATTTGTAATGAATTGAAAACAAAGTTTATTACAGAATTCTCGAAAAATGGATATAATATTGAAAATTTTTCGAAATTTTCAGATGATCATAAAAAAGAAATAGTTAATACAATGTGGGCGATTGGTGGAATTTTACTAATGAATAAATTCGAACAAACGATAGATGACATAGGGGATACATTTGAACAAAATAAAGAGGAATTAGAAAATAAATTGATGGAAATGGAAGTGGAAATAATTGATAAAGGGTTTGTAAATTATAGTTCTAGAGTTGCCCACCATTTTTTTACAGACTTTGTGAAAGAAATGGAACCTAATATTAGTAAAGTGCGTGAAGAAGATGAGGATTACACACTATTGGCAAAGAAATTAGATAAAGAGTATAATGATAGACACGTGTCTTTAATTGACCTTTCTATACCATCAACTATATATTCTTCAATTGTAAAATTGCTTGGTGATTGGGATGGAAAATTAGATGAAACTATTAAACGTGATGAAATGAAAGATTTAAATTTGACAAAAGAGGCAAAAGATAGTTTAAAATATCTAACATTATTATCGTGTATAGACTTACGAATAGGATCATTAATAGAGTTTTATTGTTATATGACCCCACAAAACAAAAGAGAAATTATGTGTAAAGAAGACATTATAAAAAAGTTAAAAATGAATCATTTTAGAGATGGAATTTCTGATATATTAAAGAATGTTTTATTAAAAACAAAAGATAAAGTAACAGAAGAATTTGAACAACATGTGGCACATAATGTGGAAACATATATCAAGATACATGAAAATGATATTTATTACAGAATGACTTAATATACTCAGCAATAAAAATACTTTATAAAATTAATAAAATCATTTTTCTGATAATATAAAAAGTTTGTCTAATTCGGGAATAGATCCTTGATCAAATTTACCCAAACATTTCACTTTTGTAATAGTGATGGATTTTTCTTCTTTCATAGTATATTCTGTATTTAAATCAGTAATTCGCAAAGTATAAGATAAATAAACTACATGCTCATTAATTTTATTAATGATGATGTTTAAAAACATTCCCGTAAAACTGGTAATATAATATTGAAGATCTAATGAACCAGTTGTAATCAACATTTGACTCATTGTTTGGATTAAACGGAATTTTGTATCTTTATATTGAATATTTTTAACCGTTTTGGTCATTTTCAAACAATCATTCGAATATTTTTCCAATTGTTTATCCGAAAATGGAATCGGTAAATTGTTATTGGTATTCAAATGTATATATTTCAACAAATAATGACAAACGCAATCAGACAAGCGACGAATAGGTGATGTAAAATGAGTATATTCGGGTGCACCCACTAAGTCATGGGGTTTGACAGTTGAAATATATTCTGCTTTTATACCATTTGAAATAATTTCGTTCAATAATTCTTGTCCGGTTATTCCCGAATATACAGTATTCAACCATTCCTTGGCATTACAACTGCGAAACAGTCCAACTCCGTCGAAATTAATTTTCAAATATTCACCTATAAATGTATTGGCAAATATGGCATATTCGGCAATCATTTGTTTCATCTTAATTTCAGTTTTTGTATCAGAATATAAATACATTGTTTGCTTATCGCGTCGTGGAAAGGCAATGGACACTTCATTTAAGATTGTCCCTTTTGTTTTACCGCTTCGAATATTGTACAATGCTTCACTAATATTCAAAGCTTGTTGTAATGTTTCGTTTTCATTCACATATGTTCCTGCTTTTTCATAACTAAGAGCATTTTGTTGGTCTACTTTTACTTTTGTAAATAAGATTTTAACTACACCCATGGGTTCATACGTTATTTGATGAACTTCAGACAATATTGTAATTGCCAATTTTATATTTCCGTATTTATTTACCATTAAACTAGATTTTTCCATAATTTCATGTGGAATCATATGAATCGGAGAATTAAAAGATGGATATTTTGTAACAACACGTTTTTCTATATCCTGCCATAAAGACGATTCGATATTAATGTGTTCTGTAGGATCGGCAATATGGATTGCCAAGAACATTTTACCATGTTCTTCAAAAACACTAAACGCATCATCCGCATCTTCACACCCATCCGGATCGATACTATAAGTTTTATACATGGTCATATCTACACGTTCAGAAACATTATATTTGTGAGGTAATGCGGTTGTTTGTAATAAATCACGATCTTGTATCAAATCCCTTTTATTTCCATAAAGAGGTTCGATTATTTTGCTATATTTGTCATCATAATAGATACTCATTTTGTTACTATTGATAAATATATTTATATCAATATATTATAAACTTTCTTGGACTTTTATAAAATTGTAAGTTGGTATTTCATAGATTTGGAACTTTTTAAAAGTTCCAAATTGACTATATAGAAAACTTTTTCATTTACGAAAATGAAAAAATCTGTGTTTACAGCAAAACGCTTAGATTTTGAAATGGAAAAAAAATAGTTGTTACGATGAAATTTTATAAATATTTTGCGAAATTTGGATTGAGCACTTTTATATTGTAAAAATATACAGTGACAATTACAACATTACAACAAAAAGGGGCACTATGAGAAATATTCATATGGATATTATAATGAAAGCGTTGATCATGTAGTTAATATGGAATAGTTATAATAAAATAACAATGGTGTAAATATATATGACAATTTACAACAAAATACAACAAAACTGTTTTTGTTATATTTGTTTCTTGGACTTTTATAGAATTGTAAGTTGGTATTTCATAGATTTGGAACTTTTAAAAAGTTCCAAATTGACTATATAGAAAACTTTTTAATTTACGAAAATTATAAAATCTGTGTTTACAGCAAAACGCTTAGATTTTGAAATGGAAAAAACTAGTTGTTACGATGAAATTTTATAAATATTTTATGTGGAAAAGGATTTAAGGGATTTTTTTGTATCCAAAATAGATAGTAATGGAAACAAAAAAATCCCAAAAAATCCCCCAAATATTTTCATGCGAGTGTTGTAACTATACAACGAGTAACAGAAAAGACTATAATAAACATTTATCTACTGTGAAACACGTACGGATACTAAACGAATACACCAAGGACAACGAGAAATCCCCACCCAGGTATCAGTGTTCATGTGGTAAAATATATAAGTACAGGAGCGGGTTATACAAACATAATAAGACATGTACAAGTCCCGAAAAATCCCCGCAAAAAAATCATGATACTGTAATCGAAGACTTAGCAAAAGAAAATCGAGAAATGAAGTCAATGTTCATGATGATGTTAGAAAAATATCAAGAAACGCAATTAGAAAATATGAAAATGAATGAAACTACTTTAAAAGTAATGAAAGACAATCAAGAAATGGTAAATAAATTCATTGAAGCAATTCCACAATGTGGAAATATAAATAATACGTACATCGAAAAGCAAACATTGAACTTTTATTTGACAAATACATGTAAAAATGCGGAATCGATTCATGATTTTACCGATAGATATGTAAAACGGTGTGTTGAGTTCTTTGAAAATAATTATCGTGAAGTGGCATATAACCAAATCAGTCTTGCGTCCAATGTATATGACATATTTTTCAAATGTCTCACTGAAAATCCCCAAAATATGAACTTTGTACAAACAACCGATGTAAAAAATGGTGTTTTCTATGTAAAGGAAAAGAAGAAAGATGAGAATTGGCAATTACAAGGAGAAGCCGAGTTCATAAAGTATATAGATGGGTTCGAAAAGGCAGGTTTAAACATTAGTCATGCGATAAACAAAGCGTTTCATCCTTTACAACAAGAATTCAACCAGATATTGCTCAAAGAATGTGGTGACGAACCAGAAGAAGGAGATTATATTAGTGAAGAAGGGTATGAAAAGGATTTAAATTTATACAAAGAGAAGGTTGGTGAATACAAGTGTAACTTATTAACACAAGTATTTGATACAGCACAATTATTTGACAACAACATCCGTAGAACAGAGATATTGTCCAAGACTAAACGGATCAAGGAGTAATATTATAAACGATTTTATTTGTAATATTACGTGATTCATAATGAAAGTATTTGTATTTTGAATTATGAAACTATAGTGTAAATCATATTCAATAAAAATAAATGTTGACTACATTACTCGTATCAAATGTAATACTATCTATTTTACATTCAATAAAACATGTACCACAGTGTATGTATATGATCGAAAACGAAACCGCAGACGGTCTCTCTATGCGTTATATACAAGGAGAATTGTGTTTGAATATGCTGTCGTCAATGACAACGTTCAAATTATTTATAACTTTACATAATTCACTGTATTTATTGCCTGTTTTAATAGAGAAATCATTTGCTTTTTGTATGATTATAGTTATGTTTCATTTGAAAAATAAATATTCGAATGAAGATAGTGATGATGAATCTGATTATAACAATACATGGAAAGATGTAGAAAGTGATTATTCAAGTGATGATAATTAAGGTATTGTCAGTTTCATCATTTACAATAGAATTAGTCAATTATTGAAGTTTCAAAAAAAACAGGGCGTCCCCTGGGATTGTTTTCTGAGTTACAGATTTTCGCAGCATCTATAGACAAGCTATGAAATACCCTTGATAAAAGGAAATCACCTTTATATGATAATTTCATTTTATCCATTTATAACGATTAGTACAATCCAAACAACCGTGTGCATCATATCCAACCAATACTATCCACTGACGACTTATAATGTATGACCATAAGGTGGTGCGTACTGACCTTATTATAAGGTGGTCGTGACTGACCTTATGGTCATACATTATAAGGTGGTCGAGACTATCTTCTTGTCAAACCGGGCAAAGGGAATGATCAGTTCCACAGAGGGTTCATCCGCATACGCCCGGTTAAGAGTACTATGCGTTTAACAAGTTGACAACAGAGTCATATTGAATTTCAATTACACAGGTTTTCATTACTCGACCTATGTCTAACTTTACATAACCACTGAGCCAAGTTAGAAGCTCCTTACTTGTTTAGTTATAAAAAAGTACTTCAATTTTATGTACTTGCTCGTTAAATATTTTAACTATGGTGATAAAATTGAATAACTTTTTTACAATTAGATCACGGTAAAACTCGATACTGGTAATATTTTAACAATGAACAAAGTAATAACCGTTACAAAAAAAGAAAAGGTAAGGTGTGTGTTTTGCAACAGTCTATCTCATCACATGGATAATTGTAATAGCACATTCAATGGTCGTCGTGAGTCACTTGACAATGGTTGGTGCTTTCTAATGGACGGTGAACGTCCTAATTTTGAAATACTTGCGGCGAATGAGTTGCGATATGTTGCGTATCATTACGCAGCATACGAGGGGGCGATTCACGACTGGAATCAGAAAAACACTCAACACTACAACCGCAAATTTAAGTTCCGTCCGGTCGACCTCACACTTTCAAAAACACAACTCATTAAGGAACTTTCTAGAAGATGGGAGGGATTTCAGCATGTGCGTGACCTGGGACAAACCAAACCCGAACCAACCGAGGATGACGACTGTCCGATTTGTTTGGATTGTACTACAACATCATACAAATGGTCGTACAACATTTCAAACTGGGTAAAATGTGAAGACAAAGTCACTACAGAATGTAAGCATTCCTTTTGTAAAAAGTGCTGGACTACTCTTCTCGAAAACAAAAACAACCAATATCATTATTGGGTTGGTCTTGAATATAAGGTAGATATATGTGTGTCTTGTCCGATGTGCCGACATAAAGTTGAACATACAATTACTGTAAAATAAATAAACATAACATGTAGGTAAAAAAATGAACATTAGTTCATTTTTTAATGATTATGATGCTTCAGATGAGTTATTCTGAACCTTTTTGCGACAACCTCGTTTATGTGCGGATAGACTTTGTTTATTCGAACCCGTAAAAGCGTTACACATGTCGCATGTAAAACTTCTTTCTTGGACATATGCATATTTAGTATCCAAGTATTTGTCCAATGCCGGAAGTTTCAACGAATCGATTTGTGAATTCATCCTTTTTTGGAAATCCTTCAAAGTCATTTGAAGTGTTTCACGTTGAGTTATAAAGGTTTGATACTCTTGGTTAATATCGTCCAATACCTCCTTTGTAATATTATTAGTTTCATTTGTATTTAGTTCTTGGACTTTATTGGAAAGATAATCAATAATATCAAAAGCGATCCGAAGTTTATCAGGAGAATATTCGCAATGTTGGACATAAACTAGTATATTACCTTTATGAATATCAATATGGTAATTGTTTTTGAAAGTAATACCCGAATATTGTGATACAAATATGCCATTCATGTTCTGTGTATCAATATCTCGAATGAATTTGGCAATTTCTTCCTTATTTACATTGTGATTATACTCTTTTGTCTCGACTAGTACAGGGGATTTGTCAATTCGCTTTACAATAAAGTCACCGGATGCCTTCGTACCGGTAGTGTCTTGGACTTCAGCTGAAGGGAATAGTTCATTTAATACAGAACATAAGTTGCTTTCACCATATTTACCTTTGTTCGATGACATATTGTACTTATTTAGGAACAGATTTAGTTCATCAAATACAGATTTCTGTGCGGTTAATGATGATGTAGATAGGTCTTTCACAGAATTTATATTTGATGTAAGACGTTCTTCGCTTGCGGACACATATGAAAACATGGGTTGTTGAATTGTTTGTACCATTGTGTTATACTTCCCTTCAAATGAGTCCAAGAAGTTCTTCATAAAGTGTTCTCCATTACTAGATTTTGCGATATTTGTTGTATCTTCAGCGATCTGTTTATGAAGTTCCGACATCTGTAATTGTAAAAATTCGCGAATGCGGGTGTGTTCGGAATCACTTGTTCTTGGAATAATATCATTGAGGAGGATAGTGGTTTTGTCCAAGAGAAATGCGCTATTTTTTTCTACGATATTTGATAGTTTTTCACTGGTTGTCATATTTGAAGAGTTGTTTAATGACCGAACTTCATCAATATACTCTGATTTAATAGTCTGAAGTTGCGAATTCATTGTCTGAACTGTTTGTTCATTTATCTTGGACATTGAATCGGTGATATTAGAAACATTCGATTTAATATCCCTTATCTCATTTTGTGTAGTTGCCATATAAGAAAGTATTTGTGAATTAATATTCGAATCCAAATCATTAGTCACATGATTAAACATAGAGTCCAAGAAATCAATTAGAAGCAAATTTGCCTTCTCAAAATCGATGCTTGGGTGATCTCTATAAAAACTAACGATTTTTGCGTGTTTTGTTTTTAGTTCTTTTTCATAAGTATCCATTTTGTATAAATATACAAACTAAAGATGTCTTTATGTGTGTTAAACTTAAATTAATATTTACTAAGTTCGGATTTAAGTGTATTAAGAACTTGTTAATAACTTATTACACTTAAATATGTTATTAAATCTTAA